AATAAAGTCGTTTGTAAATTTGTGTATGTATTGGTATCAACCGCCGTTTGTAATTCATTGTAAAGTGCCGATCCTAAAGCAGGCAAAATATACATATCTTGCGCCGTCTTGATTTCAGGCAATACTAATTTTTCATCTACGTTTGCGTGCAATCCTGTTCTGTCCTTAATCGACTGAACTGATATAAATAAAGTATTCTTGCTCATTATTTTTTTCTTGTTACTATGTTTGAAACCCATTGATGTCTGCAACTTGGCTCGTGAGTATTAGTACCAGGCTTTGTGTACCAACCGCCTTTACGATCCCATACCGAATAACCTAATCTTGCACTCATTAACTCTATTTCGCTACGGCTATAAACCTTATTTGCGTCTAATAAAGCCACGCAAAACGGACGGCTTGTATCCTTATCTGCATTACTAAAACCCGCTTTCCATTCATAAGAATATCTAATCAGCAACTCCGTTGTCTGTGGCTTGATTTTTTCTAAAATATCCTTTAAAGGCTCTGTCAAAGTATGCTCTGTAATTACGTTTTCATCAATCCCTGTACCTATTGTGTATTGCTTAGGTTGGATATGCCCATCTTCAATTAATTTTTTAATTACTTGATTGATGGTATCTACGTTTTGATCTAAAGTAGTCGCTAAAACCTCAGGTGTTATTCTTTTATCCTTAGCCATCAAATCAAGCACATTGGCTTGTAATTGGTTTACCTCTGCAAATAACTGATATTCAGAATCGTCATTAAAGCGCGTTCTTGACTTCCAAATATTGTATGAAGCCTTATCCTCACCAAACTCAAAAAACACGCTAAAATCGTCCTTAAATTGCGCAGATTGCACAACTGTAACCGCTTCCTCTGGTGCTTGATATTTAGTCATATCAATACCCGCCTTTTCAAGTAACCATTCCTTAGGTGCAATTTCCTTTAAAAGATTCTCTGTAAACTCAAATCCGATAGGCTCGGTTGGGATAATATGTAATTCTGCGTCCTCGATACCTCTGTACTTAAATAGCATATTAAATACACTTTCAAGGTGCATTTGCTTACTATTAACGTAAGTATTTTTAAAGATTTCATATCCGTCGCGCATTTCAGAACGGCTACCTAATTTACCAGCCTCTGCAATACCAAAGATTGATGGCGTTGTAATCTGATGCCCTGAAAATATATTAGTTTGAATTAAAGAATCCACACGACCGAAGTCCTCTTTTGTTATATCAGAAGTGCCTAAATCATCAACGATAGGTTTTCTTGCGCTATCATTTACAAAAGCTAAAATGAACTTCTTACCATCTGATCCGCTAAATCTATTCGTAAAACGTTTTTCAATATTACGCTTTTCATCATCCGAAGGCTCGCCATTAGGTAGGGTAATAAGTTTACTTGCAGAAAACCCTGTCTGTGCATTACCTAAAACGTGCTTAGATATTTCAATATCTGATTCTATGTAATTAAGCGCACCGAAATAACCTGGCAAAGAATAGTAACCCATATTTGGGCGATATTCTTTTATATAAAGAATCTGCTTGCCGTATGGATTAGCAGGGTTAAAAGCAGGGTAAACCTCCGCTTTTTCTGCCCTATCAGCCCAATCTTCTTTATACCAAAATTGTGTATTGTCTTTATTAGTACGAACCTTAGTATAATCGCAATGCCAGATTTCGCTTAACTGACCTGCAACTGACCAAATGATTTCTAAATAATAACCTCCAAATAATTCAGCATCCAAAGATACTTTTCTTGTAAGATCCTCAAGGCTTTCCATTCTATTGACTTTTTCAATAAAAGGTTTTGCCTGCTCGCTACCTGTCCAACCATTTGCAGTAATATAATGTACCTTGCTTTTTATAATAGCATTATGCTTAGCTGACTTATTAAAAAGTTCAACCAAGTAATTTGGGTAATCGTTGCGATCGCCATACTGAATATACCCTTCACCTTTTTTTTCTTTAAATTCAGGCTGCTTGGCTTCCGCAAATGTTAGTACTCTTAAATCCATTATTGTCTTATTTTATAAGTGTCCGTTGTTGTATATTCCGTGAAATTGAAAGGCGTTCCGACTAACTCCATAATTCCTGATTCTAATAAATTTAAACCAGCAGGATTTAGGTTAGATGTACTTGTCTGTTCGTATATATCGTAATCATATTGACCATTTAAAGCAGTACTAAAATTAGTATTTGTAACAATACTAAACTCATTGTATCTGTCCTTAAATTGGCTTATATCTGTGTTATTTAACATAACAAATTTAACCTCTGTATTTGCGCTTCTATTAGTAAATACAAATAAATAGTTAGGATTCGTTAATAGTTGCTTTTCAGTTAAAGTCAAAATAATATTTTGGGTTTGTCCTTTTGTTAACCTAATCATATTACTATATAGCTAAAAAGCTAATTTGTTGCATATCCTACAATAAAAAACCGCCGAACCAATTAAGGAACGGCGGCAAACCTATAAACCTATGAAAAAACTTAAGCTCCTGCGGTTGTCAATACAGAATAAACTGCTTGTGCAACGCTTGGTGCTAATTCTGCTTCTGATCCTGTAAAGGTTAAAGTGAATCCACTTCTATCGCCTTGTGTAGTACCCGTGCCAGCAGTACCAGCAGTTAAATCTAATCCTCTTGTTTTACCAAGATACCAATATACGCCATTTGAATCTTTTACTACTGCAATTAAAGTATTTTGTGCAAGTAATAAAATTTCGTTTCTTGTAGCGGTTTGTAATTTATTTAATACAACCATTAATTCCTGTGCGTAAAATACTGTTCCATTTTGTACGTTTGTAGTAATAGTTTGATTCATCATAGATGTATCCTTTACTTGCTCGTATTTATAGAATCTTTTACCTGGTGCCTTTGTTAATGTTGTAATCACTCCGCTTGCTTCGGTTGTTGCAGTTACGTTGGCTGCTTCTATGAAATACACTTCCGTAACACCGCCTAAGCTATCTCGGCAGTCTAAAGTGTATCCTGATGTTAATGCGCACGGCATAATATTAAATTTAAAATTTTATTAAAAATGGGGAGTATATTTCAACTCCCCAATAATTATGCTAAGATAAACTTAACGATCTCGTCTGGGAACGCTACGTTTACACCCATTTTGAACTCACTTACAAAACGAACTTGATCAGCTTCTTTTGCGTAGAAAATTTCAAATTTCTCCTCTTCGTTCAACAAATCTGTTCCTAAGAACAAGTTAGATAAACGCATTGCGTAAACCTTGTTAGTTCCGTTCAAACCTGCAAGTGCTACAACTTTAATCATAGTACCTGGTAATACAAACTCGCTATCAGCTTTCACATCAATTGAATAATGGAATTGATTTGCGTTCTTTAATGCAACTGTGTAAGTTCTAAAAACATCTTGACCACAGAAGATAGTCATATCATCAGCAGCTACTACTTTCGCAGGGATTGCTTGATATACGCCATCAAAAATCTCAATAACATTTGCAGCAGTAATTGAGCTTAAAGGCGCACCTGAAATGAAAGTAGATGTGTTAGCAGCTACAACACCAGAAGCAGCACCGATTAATTTTACTAAGCCGTCAAACTTATTCAAGTTAACGTTTACGCTTGTAGTATCACCCTGCCATAAAGAAACTTCTAATTGCTCAGCGATTGTCTTTGCTTTCTTGTTAGCAAATTCTTGCTCAAAAGGAATAGAATCATACATTGATCCTGTTGGTAATGCTTTTTGTAAGTACTTAGATTCTAAGTCTTTAGGACAAAGAGATTCGTTTACTTTAATTTTTCCAACTGTTACTGTTCTTTGAGTAAAAGTTGTAGAACCAGATGCGTTAAATCCGCAAGATCCACCTGCTTGGAAGATCGCGTCTGTGTCCATAATGTTAATCGTTTCAGCAGACTTTACGCCTACCATAACGTTACCTGCGCTTTTAATTAAAGCTGCGGTTTTTGCTCCTAATACAGAATCAGTTACCAATAAGGCTTCGTTTTGCTCTGTATAAGCTGCTAATGCGTCTACGTTAAATGCCATTGTTATTAATTTTTATTTGTTTAAAATTGCGTTTCTATATTTTTCTAATCTTTGTTC